TTGTGGTACTCTTATAGTATCATTATCTTCCAATTTTGGAAATTTTAATCCTTCACGAGCCTCATTTGGGGTTATAATTCCTGTATTAACCAGAGTAGAATAATAAATAGCTTGTGTTCTATTATCTGGTTGTAAGGCTGGTACTACTAGTCTATCAGGACGAATAGTAACACCATTATTAAAGAAATGTGAAAATGCACTTCCAAACTGATTTAGCATAGGAAGTATAGTCTGTAAATAAAATAACTTTTGATTAGCATCTATATTAGCATTATTACCAGATTTTAATAGTACATAAGGTACCCCTAAAGCTTTAGCCATATCCATCTGTATACGTTCTATAGAATTTTCAAAGTCTAGTTTATCAAAACTTACAGCTGAGAAAGGATCAATTTTAAGACCCCCATCTAGAATAGCTGGATTACGTGCGCCATCAAAAATAGTATTATAAGTAGAACGCCAAGATTCAAGTAATCTTTGTTTTACTCTTTGTGAAAGTATGTTATCTGTAGATAATACAAAACCTGGAAGAGCATTGTTCTTAAAGAACTGTCTTTGAAACTTGATCATATAGAAGTATAGTTCCATTAGCTTAAGTAAAGATTTAAGTTTAGAAGTACCTCTAAAAATAGATTCATCATTTTCAGCCATTACATGTATGATTTCTTCAGGAGCAAACTGAATAGTATCTGCTTTTCTAGTTTGTTTTCTACCAGTAAAAAAATTATCAGATGCTTGTTGATTAGCTATCAAATAGTTATAATGATTTACAAAAGTAACAGGATCAGGTACTACTTCTACGTCATTTGCAGGTAGTAAATAAATATCATTACCATCATAATAAAAGAAAGCATTACCATCTAACATAAAATCTAAAAAAGCTCTTCTAAAGAATCTTACTCTATCTTCAAAAGGATTAGGTTTTATATTAAGTAGTTTATTTACTTTTTTAGCAGGACTTTGACCTTCAACTATAAAAGGTATTTCTGCACAAGAATTAATAATCATCTCAACAGAACGATGAACAACTTCAATTTCTCTATAAGCTTGTTCAAAATCTACAATCGTTTCTGGAGAAGCGTACGGTGATAAAGCAGCAATAGACGGCTGTGCTGGATTAAGCTTTTCAGCTATCCATTCTCTAAAACCCATTTTATTATCTGCCATTTTTTGTCCTTTGTATATCTAACCAGTTTTTTATTTTAGGTGCTAAATGGTTAGAGTAAGTCTGTCCGTATAGTGAGTGTAACTGTTTATGGTGTGTAGAACATAAAGTAAATAAATTTTTATGACTCAGATCATCTTCACAATCTTTTGCAAAAATAACTCTCAATTCTTTAATTTTTTCAACACTAGTTACATTTTTTATGCTATTCTTATCACACCATTTACCGAACAATTCACTTACACTATATAAATGATGCAGCTCTAATTTAGTTTTAGTACCACAGATATAGCAATCTTCTCTAGTTTTATAATCTTTCTTAATATAGTCTCTTATGTACTTAATAGGAAATCTTTTTAAATTGCTCAACTACTTGCCACCTCATGTTATAATGTTCTGTATCTGTATTTAATCCCACATCATCTTCTGGTAAGTTTAACACTTTACCGCCAACCGTGTCAAGATATTTTAAATTTAAATACTTTTTAAGTAAATAGGATATGATTATATCATCGCCTCTTTTAGGGTATCCTATTTTATCTATATCTTTTTTTAGTAAATCTAAAGCAGACTGCTTAATTAAAGTTATAGCACCTACTATAAAATCTACTTTAGAATCTTCATTCCAGTGATCAGTTAATTCTTGATATGAATTAGAAGATGATACTCCTGACTTTCCATATACACCTACTATTGGTAATTGTTTATCATACATTTTTTTAACTAGACTAGGATGAGGCATTAAATCATCATCTACTATTAGTTTATAAGGTTCATCATAATCAAAACAACGCACCCATCTTTCCATACACAGCCAATTTTTTTCATTATTTATGACATCTATACCATTACCTAAATAAGGAAAAGGATTATCAGGATTATTATTTACTACAGTTACAGGCATTATGGTCTTATAAGTGCTTGCAATATTTAATACATTTTCTTGTCTTTTATAATTTAATATTATTAATCGCATATTATCCATAGATAGATACACCACTCATTTTAGAATGAGTATATATAGCATATCTTACGGAATCACTAGGATGAGAAGTCCAATCATGGATTGGTTTAGGATTTTCTGTATTAGGATTCCATCTATAAGAACTCATAGCAGAGTACGTATGTTTTCCTCCCATAGTATCAAAGTATAGATTATCATTTTCTATTAGTGATTGTAAACAAGCTATACCATCATTAACAGACTTAATAGCATTCTCACAATATATATCATAATCATAAGCAAAGTCAGCTTTTACTTGTTGTGCTGCTGAGTCTATATAGATAGTTTCTATATTCCATCTATCTATCTGTTCTTGTATTGCAGAAGCTAACTCAGAAGTAGTAGATTCTTTAGATATATACTCATCAAGAATATAATAGGATGTACCGTCATAGCCTATAACAACAAATACATTCTCATCTCTGTACCCAACATCGAGTCCTGCAATAATCTCGATGTATCTATTCTCTGCATAATCATCAATATGTTTTGTTTCATCTAAATACTCATATATCTGTGCTTCTGTAGTAGTCCACTCACACTCATACTCTTGGGCAAATAGTGCTCTTGTAGAAGTTTTCTTAGCTTCATTAATATCTTTTTCAGATAATAAAGGATTAGATCTCCAAGTATGGATAGAAGAACCCCATTCATCATACTCATCATCTTTACCTCTCATAAAGTAGTTATATAGATAGTTACCCTTACCACGAGGAGTAGAAATCCATAAACATCTAGAATCTTTAAATGTAGATAATGCAGGACGTAAGTCACGAGTAAAATATTCATCATGAGGTATAATCGCTGCCTCATCTACAATTAGTAAATTAGCAGCACGACCAACTAACGAGTCTCTATTATTAGCTGATAATAATCTAAAAATAGATCCATTTATAAGTTTAACTACTTTATCTTTCTGATTAAACTTATCAACTTCAAGTTCCATATTTTTAATTAAATCAGTAACATAGTCCCAAATAATAGAAGATAGTGAAAAGTTAGGAGCAACTACCATAACCTGTTGACCAGGTTCTAGTAACTTAGCAAACGCAATTATAGCAGCAGAATAAGATTTTCCAGTACGGCGAGCAGCCACATGCACAAAAAATCTATTTTCTTCTAGACCTTGTAACATAGCTTTTTGAGACTCATTAAAAACTACAGACTGAGGAAGTCTACTGCATAACTTATCTACGTTAATCTTAAAAAATTTATCGTTCATTTAGGTAACATATTATATAGTACAGAAAACAGAGTTACTAATCCTGCTACAACGCCGCCAGCCCATAGTAGTGTGTGTAATGAAGTCTTACCTTTAGTAGCAAGCTCACTTACGTCATTTAATTTTCCATGAATAACTTTTAGTTCTTTAGATATAGAGTTCATATTCTCCATAATAATCTTATGCCTAACCTCGCATACGGCTTCATGCGAAGAAATATTCGCTTTGTTAGTTTGAGAACGTTCGTGTAGAATATCTAGTTCTGCCTGCACTTGGTCTAACTCTCTTATATTGTCTGACATATTTACTCCGCATAGTATTGCTACACTCTTTACTTATAGATAAAAGGATCTTCTTGTCTCGCTTTTTTAAGCCTTTTTCTATATGCTATTTCTATCTTAATATTTTTTATTATAGTTTTTAGCCAATTCATTTATTCTGATGTTTTATATTATAATTTATTAGTGTTAGTCTATCTTTTCCATAACGAAATTCAGCTGTAGTAGGCACTTCTATTCGTTCATCATTTATAGTAGTAAAGAATCTCATTCTTCCTTCTGCAAATACATCATCTTCTGTAACATTCTTAATTGTTTTATAAAACAACTGACCTGGTAATCTATATTTAACTTTATATGTTAACATTTTCCCCTCCGTTAACTATTTATATTTTAATTATAAAGTTAACAACACTACTTGGCAAGGTTGTTGCCAAAGCAGGAACAGTTAATGCTGGTATACTATGCGTATGAGCAGTGTTAGTTACATTAGTTGTTGCAGAACCTGTTGCAGAATCTTTTGCTGATGTAGCAAAAGTTCCAGAGGTAAGACTTAATGAGTTAGTTGTAGAACCTGTAGTACCTGTAGAAGTAACTCCAGTAGCGTTAGTAATAACACTCGAAGCAGCTGCTGAACCTGTCTCTGTACCGAGAGTAGAGT